TTTTAATTCTTTTTATACATTTGAACATTCGTCCATTCAGCTATATTTGTTCCGGTCATGCAATAAAAGCCAACGAGTATCTTGTTTCGGTTTCCCGTATTAAAAGTTAATGTCCTGTAATTTGGATATTTAACAGCAAGCCTCGTGCCATATAAATAATCGGCGTAAATAAAAATAGTTTGTGTCGCTGCTGTGTCCGACAGAACATAGTTTTTGTTAGATAAAACATCAAACCATGCATAAGCAAAAATATCTGTCTGCGGATTATCGTTATATAGCGTTAAATTCTGTTCCCTTACAACTTTTCTTCCTGCAGCTCTGCTAAGCTGCAAAACTGACAAATCCAATATATTTTCAACAGGCTTTATTTCTTTTATCGCTGGGCCTTTGTTATTAAGCTGCCAAAGCACGCCTTTAAAATCGGGATAACCTTTCCTGGCTTTTGTAAAATACGTCATGGGTATTTGAGGTCTGAAACTATCACGCCTTATTTGAGTGCCTGCCCAGATATAGGCTTGCATTCCATAACTTATTGCCTTACATGCCGCCTTATGAATTCTTTTCCACAGTTCGCTTTGCGAAGCGTCTTGTTTTTCTAAAGCGAAACCCGCAAAGTATTCCGTCAAATGCTCCTGATACCCAAAATAGTTATATGCAAAATTGTATATATCTTTATGCTGTTCCATGTTGTCATGTATAATCCAGTCGTAATCCTCTATCTGGATAAATTTAAGCTGGGGGTACTTCCAGTGCTCCAAAGGCACGTTTACTATACGCATTGCCATAGGTACCCTTTCCTTGTCTACTACAGATGGCGGGAAAAACAAAATGCCGTATTCACTGTCTGTGTACTCAGCTGCAATGCTTTTCATAAAGTCTGAATATTCCCCCAACTGCTGTTTTAGCCAGTTTAATATCTCACGGTTGTTTCCTTCTTCTACATTTATGTCGGAGCTGTACCAGCGCGGCATTGCGTACCCGAATTCGTTTATAAACTTCTGCTGCGTGTATGAATCATAAAAACAAGGCGGCCTTCCCGGGAATGGCGAAGTCACATCCCCCGGCTGGAATTCCTGCCACCACCACCAAGGCTCCCCAAGCTGAAGAACAGGCTTTAAACCTTCGCTTGCAACAATGTCCAAATGTTGTTTTGCTATCTTTCGCACATAGTCCCTGACTTGTGGATTGGTCGGCGAATAAAAGCAAGTGGGAGGAAACCATCCGGTTTGACCAGGAGTTAAGCCATCCGCCAATAACTGCTTCCAGTCATCCGGCATCTGCAGGTTCTCCATGGAAATGGATATTATAATTCTGTCGAAGCCCTTTATCTTAAGACTTTTTATAAAATGCGCAAACCATGATAGATAAGAACTGTAGCATCCTGTTTCAGGGATTAAAACAGCATTCGTAAACCCCGAAGGCAATCCGGCCTGTTTGCCTTTTTTGTCGTAAAAGTGTGAAGCTCCGATATAAAAATCCACACTTTTTCTGTAGCCCAGATGATACATAACCTCCACTATTTTTTGAGGGTTCCTGTAGTATTCATCGTCGTAACCTTCCGCAAACCGGAAAGGATGCTCAGGAGTTGGCGCTGGAAGCTCTCCAAGATATGCTCCTGAACCTCCCACTGTCCAATTGGAGAGTATGACCTTGCCTTCCTGTGATGTGCCTGTATACACCGTATTTGCGGGATTGAAAAAATACGGAACAACAGGAAGCGTTATTCTTTGTATGTTTTCCGGGCTCACAACACTAAAATTCGGGTCTAAGTACCCAAGGCCTTGTTTTAGATGATTAAAGTCTATTTCGTATTCATCCTCGCTGCAATAGAAATAACTGATAACAAGGCTTGCACCGTATGGTATTCCGGGTGTATATTTTAAAACACCCTCCACATAATCCATGTTGGGGTTTGATATCGTTCCTTGCTGTGTTTCGTATACCGGCACTGTTTCTATATAGTTTCCCTGTTCGTCAAACACATCTTCATATCCTGTAATAACCTGCAATGTGTAATTTACCACTACCTCCTTATCAAACCACCTTACCCAAGGATGGCTTAACCTAACATCCTCTCCGGTATAAAATGCGTGTGTATCAGTTGCTGCCTGCGCTTTACCCAAAAACCCAAGGGTTATATACCGCAACGTTGCATCTGTATATTCTATTACCATTGAGGGTTTTACGACTTTATCCCTCCAATTAAGAGCTGCACCCTGAAAAGAAGCGTTAAATCCAAGAATGACATTAGAATATGAATAGCTCGCAGGATAACTTGCATCAATATGATTTCCGTGCAAATACGAATCCTGAGAGTTATATCTAAGCCCGACGTAGTCATGGAAGGCTCTAAAATTTGCTGTTACTTCCAGTGTGTTTGAATTTGGAGTTACAACCGAAGCCATAGCCTCAAAATTAAACTCCACTTCCCAGTTAACCGGCTCAAGTTTGTTCATCTTCCCACGCTCCTATTTGAATCTTCCTATGGCATATATGGTAAAATAACCCTCCGGTATCGTGTTTGGGATAGACGGTCCGCCAACCTCAAGGCTAAGGCCTGTATATTTTAAATTCCCTCCCGGCTCCTTAGCAATTATATAATCAATGCCGTAGTGAAAGTCCATTTTTGCAACCGGCCTTGTACCATCATTTTCGTCTTTTTTGTCGTATACAAATAAAACACTGACTGAAGGCGGCTCAGTGTATGGAACATCAAATTCTACGGTTATTCTGCTCTGTGAATACTGCACATTAAGCCACTGCAGCACAATATTTGTTGAAAAATACACTGCGTTTGGATCTTCTTTGTTTTTATTGACAAAGGAGTTAAATCCGTCTGTCCAATCATCTTTTAGCCTGGCCTGTTCTTCTTGCACGTCGTCATAATAATCGCATTTGCAGTAATAAATAACTTCCTTGCCTTGCTGTGTTATGTTTACTTCCGTTATTAAAAATTTTGTAAGAGTAGTGATATTTATGCTGTTTACATGCACAAGAATTGTTTTTGCAACATCAAGGTGCTGTGTGGTCCCAAAACTTACGCTTCTGGGTATCCGGGCATAAGCTTCTATAAGGCTGTCTGCCACGATTTTTGCTTCCAAATCCGAAGTTAGATTTTTATTTATTATCACATGTCCATAAATCCCCGAACCGTACAGGTTTTGCATTCTTGCAATTTCGGAGTTGTTTTGTGAAATTCCAAGAACATACTCCGTTTCGCTGACAGCTCCAAGCACAAACTGCTTGTTTCTATACCCTGAAAGGCTTTCCTCCACCTTAAGGTCTCTTACATCATTAAGCCTGTTTGATGCGGGATAATCTGATATTATATATCCTGAATCGAGGATATCCATGTCCGGTTTAAAATAAAGCTTTTTATCAGCGTCTATCCACCATTTGAACCCTGAAGCCTCAGAAAGGTCGTCTAACACATCCCTGAAATTTTTTGCGCGGATTGTATAGCTTGGAATATATAACCCATTTTCAATAGCTCCTTCCGTAAACCCTTCCGAAAAAGACGAAGAAGGGCTTAACCATGTATTTAAAAGGTTTCGTATTATTTCACCCGCATATTTATTCGTAAATAACCCTCCGAATGTTCTTCGGCTGCATACCTGCTCATATCCTGTGGCATAGATAGACACTTCGGTTTCAGAGGGCGATATAAATTTGCGGGATATATTCTGCACCAAACCTCCAAAAAGCGTGGCGCTTCCTTCTTTCACTTCAATTTCTTGCCCTACCTGTACATTTGTTTGGAGAAATGTCGCGTTTAATGTATTTTTAGTGTTTATGTTTTTGCGGATATTTAAAGTATTAATTTTTACTTTGCCTGTTACGTTAACACCGCTTAAGAACACAGTAAGACTCACATTTTCGCCCTCCTTAGCTTATAACGCCCGCAATCCTAAGTCTTTCAACCAATTGCCTGCCTATATCGTCTATGTCCATCTGGCTGCTTATGTTATTGCCGGTGATAGTAATATTAATCATTGCCTGCTCGGGCATTTTCTCGTTTATCATTACTCCGGATATTTCAGGTCTCATTGCAGCCGAAAGAGAGGCATTGATTTGCGGGATGCCCTGCTCTATTCCTTTTTTTAGCATTTGTATAAGATTAGGCATCCATTCGTCAGCTTTTTTGCCCGGACCTTTTTCTGTGGGAGATGAAAAGCCAAGAAACTTTTTTATGCTGTCAGCCACACCTGATACAGCATTTTTAACTATTTTAATGCCGGACAAGATACCTTCGGCGATTGCTTTAGCCAGATTAAACCCCCATTGAGCTGCGTTCTTTATAAAGTCAGTCACAAATCTTGTGACGCTCTCAAAGGTGGTTTTGATTCCGGTATAGATATTTGAAACAGCAGCCTTAATGTTATTCCATAGGTCCGTGAAGAACTTCCCTATGGTATCAAGCAGGTTATAAATAACTTTTCTAAATCCTTCACAGTTATCGTACAGGTACTTAAAAGCTCCGGCAAAGGGGTTGACGATAAACAAGAGTATTGCCTGCCAGTTGTTTTTAAAAAACTCCACGGCCGTATTGAAAGCACCGACTATCCATCCGATAGCCGCATCAAAGGCCTTAACTATTTCGTTCCATATAGCAATTACAGCGTTTCTGAAACCCTCATTTGTATTCCATAGATAAATTATGCCTGCCACCAATGCGGCAATTGCGATAATCACAATCCCTATAGGATTTGCCGACATGGCCGCATTTAAAAGCCACTGTGCAGCCGCTGCTGCCTTTTGCGCCACAGTCATGGCTATGGTCTTGATAGCAGCTAAATTATTGGCATCAGCCAGCCATTTTACTGCATTGATTGCAGAGCCTATACCGCCTGTCAATCTTCCAAGCGTACTCATAGCCGGGCCTATTGCGGCAGTTATACCAATGAAAGATAATATAAGTTTTTGTGAAGAGCTGTCCAAATTGCCAAACCAGTTTACTGCGTCTGACAGTTTACCGATAAGGCTTTCTATTGCAGGCATGGCGTTGTTGATTGCTGTCATAAGATTAGAACCTAACGGTTCTAATGCAACTGCTGCCTTGTTTTTCATAACAGTGAGCTTATCAGAAAAGTCCATAGTCTCAAAAGTGGCTCCATTTATCGTTTCACGGCTGCTCTTTAAGGCTGATACCAGTTCAGAAAGTTCAAACCTGCCTTCACGAATTGCAGCTGCCATATCAGGGCCTATCCTTGCACCGAACATTTCCAGTGCAATTCTGTTAGCTTCGCCGGTTGAGCCTGCTTCTTTAATTCTCCTTGTTATCTCTGCCAGTGCTGCAGATGTGTTTGTGATGCCTTCTTTCGCCATCTTCCCAAGAGCAATTCTAAGCCCCCCAAGAACAAGTTCCGTATTGACGCCTTCTTTTTCAAACTTGCCGAGCATGGCGGCCGCAGTTTCAAAATCAAATCCCATTTGCCTTAGCGGTGCACCGAATTGGACCAGCTTTGCATTCAGTTCGTTAAAGCCAATGCCGGTGCTCTGGGACACCTTGAAAAGATAATCCATTGTGCTTGCAGCTTTATCAGCCGATATTCCCCAGTCCCCAAACAGCCGGGAAGAATTTTTAATTATGCCTGAGAGGTCCTCGCCTGTGATTCGGCTTAAATTGAGCGTTTGCTTTGAAAGCTCCTGCAAAGGTTTCCCGGTAAGTCCAAGTCTTGTGTTAAGATCCGCTATGGCCGTACTCACATCATCCATGCCTGCAGGCACTGACGAATAAACAGCCTTAAAATCCTCCTGCAAACCCTTTAGGGCTTTGCCCGTTGCTCCTGTTCCAACTCGAATTTTGTCGAAAGATTTGTCGAAATCCATGCCAAGCTTTAAGAGCCCCGCGCCCGCAGCAGCAATTGGAACAGTCAATCCCTTTGTGAATTTATCACCTAAGGAAGTCAGGCTTTTTCCTGCCTTATTAAGTGCTTTTGACGCATCTTCCAGACCTTTTTGCAAAGCTGAAATATCCGCACCGATTTTTACTACCAGGCTTCTTAATACTGCCATTCTAAATCAACTCCATTTCTTAGGCACCATAAGGCCTTTGCTTTGTGCTATTTTCATCAGCTGCTCTGTCGAAAGGCCTTTTTGTTGAGGCTTTTTAGCTTCATTTGCCTTTAAAACTTTTTTTAATGCCGGAATACGCTTTTGCCTTGCAAATGCCTCGATATGCCATGCAAGATATATAAGTTCCTGCCTTCTCTCCCTAAGCTTTTCAACATACCTGTCTATTATTGCCGAAAGCTCATAGGGTGTCAGCTGCCAAAAATATTCCGTGCTTAAGCCCATTTTGCCGACGCAAATATTAAAAAGGCCCTCAATATCAAGCTCGTTTTTCGTATTTGCGCCGTCTAAGCGTTTTTTGGATTGTTACCTCCAAAGGCCAAGGTCATGGCTTCTCCTATCTTCTGTGCTGCAGTTTCTATATCGCTGTATTCGTCGATTAGATCCGCCGCCTTCTCGGGAGTAAGCGAGCTATCTTCATGGTATAGGCCGGCATACAATATGGCACGCATGTCTTTTACCGAAACATTGTTAAAATCCAGGGCTGTAAGCGGCTTTCCCAATAGTTCTTCAACGATTGCAAGAGCGTTTATGCCATATCTTAAGATTCGCGGCTTGTCTAACTCTATTAAAACACCTTTTTTCATATTGCTTTCCAACCTCCTTCTCATTTTGCGGTTCATAAGTTTAATCCTCTCTGTAGTAAAGCCTGTCTGTGCCCTCAAACTCTATGCTTTCGTTTATTACATCATCCACTGAGGCTTCAATGCTGTCCGATGATACTATTGCATAGCCTTCATATCGTTTTTTACCCGGGCTTGTATCAAGGTACAAAGCTACAATAACCTCGCGCCCTGCTCTTTGGGATAACTTTTCATTCGCCCAGTAACACTCTGCGGTAACCAAAAAGCCTTTAATCGTTGGAAGGGTTTCTTTAAAACCTCCGCTTTCAAAGGTTGTTATATCCGAAATGTCCGCTTTAAGCTCAACACTCCAATTAAAAAACCCGCCCGCCTGTTCTACAATTACTCTTTTTCCGCTTACCGTCACCTCGTCTTGAGGATCAAGCGGTGAAATAAAATTAACTGTACCGCCCAGATGTTCAATCCACCAACCTGAAGACACTGCTTCATCATTTATATAAACTGTCACATTTGAATTCTTATCAATGTATCTGCAATCTTCATCCGTAATGGTATATCGCATCCTTTGCGGGTCCGGCGAAGTCCCTTTTTTTATAAACTCCAAAGGCGCATCGTCGGTTTGAAGAAATACCGCACCTATCCTGCCAGATATCGCCATATGCATCACCGCCTTATGTGTAGGATAGAGGCCCGGTGCCTTGAAACTCAAAACTTATGCTCACCGTATCGTCCACAGGGTCTTCTACGGAGAGGCTTGAGATATATGCATTCCCACTGTAATAGTTTGCTGCATTGACTTTTAGTTTTAATGCCACTTCCGTACCGCTAAGAAAAGCATTCTGCAAAGCTGCCTGACCTGCTGTGTCCGTGTGTATGCTGAAAAACCCCTCAGCTGAAGCAGACCATTCTTTAAGCCCGGCGATATACTTTTTCCAATCGTCGCCCAGGGCTGTTACTTCAAGTGTATCCGCACCAATGTCAAGCGACCAGCTGCTTATATCAACCACAGTGCTGCTGCCTATTTCAATTTTCCCGCTTTTACCTGCAATAGCCATAGTCATACCTCCTCATATTGAAATTCAAATTCAAGCCTGACACAGTAAAGTCCCGTATTTTCCTCATAATCGCTTGTTTCTGAGATTATAAGCACCCCGCCAATGTAAATCCCTGCCATATACCCTATAAAGTCCTGTATTTCTTTCCTTATCATTTCAGCAGTCTCAACAGCCTGCCTGAAAGAATTTGCGTAACACGCAAACTGAATCCTGTGCTTTGCAAAACCTGCATCTTTTTGCAATGCGTGCAGCCGCTCAATTGATACAGAAGTATACGCAGCAGCAGGAAGCTCCACTTTTTGAGGCAGGACTTGCGGATATAGCCTGTTGTTTAATTTAACCTGCAAATATTGATTGATAGCCTGCTCAAGCCTCATCACAGCACCCTCCCCAGCGCTTTTAAGATTTCTTCATTTACTTTTTTTGCAACATTTGACGTGTTCTCA